CAACTTTTGAAAGTCTCTTCTTAAAAAGAAGTTACTATCTTGGTGAATCTCAGCTCGATCGTACCCTTTACTCCTTACTTCACTTTAGTGAAGTTTGTGAGGCTATTAGCCTTCCTAATGGTTACACTGTCTTGTTAGACATTGATTCCATTAAGAGAAGGTGTAAGAGGGTAGGTGGTAATATCAAAAAACGTTTTCTTTCACTTGAGAAACTTGGAAAATTGAGTCCTTCGGACCCACTTTCCTATTATCTCTTTTGTAAAGAAAACGGTATCAAACTAGACTGTATAACTGATCTTTTTCCTCTATATTTTGAGGATTATAGAAAAGTTGTACATTGTCTAAAACTATCAAGAGCAATTTTGGTGACTATGAAGATGTTTAAGATCGATGATTTCAAGTATCTCCAGAGAGTCCGTAAAGGACGTGGTACTCATTGGGGTCTAACCCATAAGTATTTATCTGGAAATCACTTATCATCAATCTTCATACATCTTTATTCTTCTCTCCGATCCCTCGGGATCTCAGAGGAGAAGAAAATCATCAAATGCTTCAAAACCTCATTATGTTATCATGTTTCTGAAATTCTAGATCAAGACGAGTTACCCGAGGGTGACCGTTTTAATCTGATTCCTGTACCTTTCACTTTAAAGATTTTCTCTCTTCCACATTCTGTGAAAGTTAGATTTTTCTTTTCGGTCCTTCAATCGAAGGCTCTTTGTGAAGAGGTACCTGAATCTTTTATTCAGGAAACACTTGAGAAACATCGCGATCAATTATCTTCTCCACATCCTGGAGTTTCTTCCGAAACTTTGGAAGTTCTCCGTGAACGTGGAAGAGATTTTGGTCGTCGAGTTGCCAAATATTATAAACCAACGAAAGGTTTTCATCCAACTAACAAAGCAACTTTTGGCTTCCCCCGTAATAAGGGAGGAGTCAAGGGTGACCTTGTTTATCATAACCGTCTTCATAACTCTATTCAGAGTTTAGATAGTAAAGATAGGATAGAACCTCTCGTGATTGGTTTATTTGGCCAACCTGGACAAGGAAAGAGTTCAGCTCTACCAGAGCTATTGAATTCAATTTCCCGTTTATTTCCAGGTGTCTCTCGAGATAATCTAGTTTATGAGCGGACTTGTAACGTGGAATTTTGGGACGGATATAACGAACAACAAGTAGTCATCTT